TTTCGTCGAAGCCGTGGTCCTTCGGCAGGGCCTTCAAAGTGTCATAGCCGCCGAATATGGCCGTGACCAGCGCAATCCTCATTGGCCAAAGTAGTTCTTAAAGAACGGCAACCAGTGTTCATCCCACACCTTCTCCACAGAGAACTGGGAAGCAAAAGCGATGGCGATTTGTGACATTTCACGGTCAGCCTCAGCAGCATTCCGCAACGCCTGCACAATCGAAGTCACGTCGGGAATCTTCCACCATGCTTGTTGGCCCTCATCCCAGAACGGGTTGCCATCGACCAGCCAAGAATCTTCCGACACGAGATCCTGCGTGGCGGCCCATGAGGAACCGATAACCCTAGTCCCACACGCCTGCGCCTCAATAGTGGGCACACCGAAACCCTCACCATAGGACGGCGCTAGCAGAACATCGAATGCTGAATAGAGTGCTGCCATCTGTTTCAACGTGTAGCCATACCGCAGAGTCATCTGATCGGGAAAGATAACCTTCTCCGGTTCAATACCGCACGCCCTCAAAAGGGCAGGCAGATTGAATCCGCCATAGGCAGCCGTAGGTTCCGTGTGGAGATACAGAAACGTGTTCGGGTTTTCCTTCATGTATAGCGCCACAGCCAACAGGTTTTCCGCATACGCCTTTCGGTGCAGAATCTTGTTCGCCTTATTAGCCGCCACCATGCCAACCAGGAACGCATCCTCCGGCACACCCATGAACTCACGGGTAGGCATCGTGTCAAAAGCGTCCCGAGGTTGGTACGCATTTGTATCAATCATGTGGGGAATATAAACCGATTCAATACCGGCCTGCTCCATCTGCCTCTGCCCGTGGGGACTCATCGCAACCGGAGTCACGTTGTCCTTCACAAGCCATTGCGCAACACCTGGAGGCATCGACACATGATCCAACGGCACCCACGAAACAATCGGCACCTCATCCAATTTAGGGTTCTGATACACCCACACGTCATAGAGAGTCATCAGCGCGTGAGGTTTATCCTCATGGCCAATTCGCTGCTGATTGTGATACTGCGCCATCACATCATCCGAATACGGGGCTAAGCCCTTCGGATAGTGCGCGACCTTGCCGCCCTTTACTTTCAGTTCGTCAATGCGGGCTTCCAGGCCATAGTTTGACAGTGCGGCGGTGCGCATACCGTGGCGAACAAACCGCTCCACAAGATATTGGGCCTGTTGTCCGTAGCCGGTAGGAGCACCGGGAGAGTTGGAGGCAAGTGAAATAACTGCATCAATAGGTTCTGGTTTCACACGCTTAGGCTAACAAAGAAAACCGGCCCCCGCCCAATAGGACGGAGACCGGTTTCGGTTGGGTTGAGAACTACGCGGAGTAGGACTCGAACGCCTTGATGTGACCAGCGTGGGTCAGGTCGCCATCGATACGCATCAGGAACCGGTAGGTCACCAGGTCCTGGTTGAATGCGTAGTCAGCGCTGGAAGCAACATCCAGTCCGCCAGCCATACGCACCTTGTACGAAGGCAGGTGACCGAACAGGACCGGCAGGATGCCAGCGGTTGCGGTTCCAGTAGCGGCCATGTGTGGGTTCTCCACAACCTCGTAACCGGCGAAGGTGTCGGGCTGGCCAACCTGCACCTGGTACAGGTAGTTTCCAGCGTCGTCCTTCAGGGTACGCATCTTTCCAATGGTCGAACCGTTGGCCATGTACGCAACACCGGGCAGGCGGCGAGCCGCACCATCCAGGGTGTACTGGAGTTCAATCAGTTCGTCCGAGGTGAACACACCAGTGGTGGCGGTTCCGGTAACACCGGTGGAAGCGGCGGTCACAACACCGTTGGGCTGGTTCGATCCAGTTCCAGTGGTGAGGGCCGAGTTCACGGCGAAACCGAGCGCGTTACCCGCAGCGTTAGCAAGGTGAGCCTCGATGTCGAATCCGGCATCGGTGACCAGTTCACGCGAAACCTGGATCAACTGACCGTACTTGTACGCGCCGAGAGTGATGCTGGAGTAGACCGGGTCTTCCTCGCCGATAGCAGAACCTTCAGCGGTAAGCGTGGCGGTTCCGTATCCAGTCAGCGTCGGGATGGTCAGGTCCTCACCAGTGGTGGTGTTGATGACCTCAGAAGTGTCGAGCATCGGTCCCACAAGGCGAGCAACATCGAACACCTGGTCGAAGAACGACTTAGGCACAGTGTTGGCGCTGGAAACAATGTCGCGCTTCTCGAAGGTGTGAGCGCCACGGGTCTCAGCGATGTCGCGGAGAATGTCACCCGCGCCACGCGACTCCTGCTCAGCGACAACAAAACCGCGAGCGGCGAGGCTAGCCTCAGCCTTGCGCTCCTCGTTACGCTGTGCAACCGAGATGGCCTCATCAGCCTTGCGGATGTCGCCCTCGATACGGTCAATCTTTTCAAGTTCTTCAGCGGCAAGTCCGCGTCCCTCAGCCTCAGCCGCGTCAATGGTTTCGCGGATCTGCTCAGTGAGGTTGGCACGAACTTCCTGCTGAGCCTTAACAAACTCAGACATGAAATGTCCTCTCATAGATAAAGTGTCTTTGTCTCACGGTGGCGCTAACGCTCAACCTAGCGGACGCGCTAACGCAGACCCGCTCCCACTATTCTACGAAACCGAGTGCAGTTAGGTGAGGATACCCTCAGTGAGCGTTAACAGACTTCTTGATTCTGCGGGTTTCCAACGGCTTACCCGCCAGATGCTTTACAAGCGCAATGACCACCGCAATCGCAATAGTTACGACAATCAGTGACACAGCCACCGCAACAGCCCAGCCCAGAAATATCCACGGGCTCATCGGGTTTCCTCTGGAGCAATCGTTGCCCGCTTCACCTTCGGCGCGTCTAGCTTGGCAATTTCTTCGGCGATTGCCGGGGCGATGTCTTTGAGTGCACCCGATGCTGGATTGCCCGCCACCTCAAGGATTACGCGCTCAATGTCTTTCGCAGTAGCCATTAGAGTCCCATCAATAGTTGAAGTTTCTTTTTCTTCAGTTGGAGAAGTTGGCGAGCCTTTTCCTCATCGTCCGATTCCGCAGGGGTTTCAGACTTAGGGGCAAGTTCCGCCAGGACCGATTCAATCACATTCCGGTCATCTTCGGAAATGTCCTCGCCATTCTCAATTTTCAGAACCGCATCTGCGAGCGCGTCAACGTCAACCTGTGCCCGCTGTGCAACACGTTCAAGTCCGCGCACCGTGGCGGTTCCGTTCGTCGTCGGGTAGGCGGGGAATGCCACACCGGTAGAAACCTCAAACAGGCGAACACTGTGCAGGGTGCGTTCTGATCCGTCCTCATTCCAGGAGTCCCCGCCCTGTGGGACAGTGAAACCAAACGAGAATCCAGTCACATCGCCACGCTGAATAAGGACCTTGGCGTCTCGGCCTGCCTGAGTGTCTGGTAGTTCTGCCTGCACCCGAAGTCCCTGGTCATCCTCAAACAGACGCAGAGTTCCACTTCTGGTTGACCCGAGTACAGTGCTCGAATCGTGGTTCCACAACAGTTTTACGTCATTGCGGGATTTCAGCGAACGCTGAAACGCGCCCGGCGCGATTTGCTCACGAAACGGCAAAGGCTCCGAAAGCTCATTAAAGCGGGCACCATAACCCTCAAGGAACATCCCATCCGCAGTCTCACGGATTTCCAAGTTCGACACAAACTGTCGAGTTTCTAGTTTCGACACAGCCTCTCCAGTCACAGCACGATCAGCGTTTTCTTCTTCCAGTCTACCGACAACACCCTGCGCATATTCCAGCGCACGTTCCGCCTGAGTGCGATTTATACCGCCACCCCACAAAGCAACAGACACAACACCCGGCGAAGGATAATCATCAGAATCAGGGTCAGCGGCAGGCGCATCAAAATTACCTAACGAGCGGGCCAAGAACGCCGACGTTCGCACCCATTTGTCTGCCGTCATATTGCCTTCGGCCATAGCCACAGCCTCACGCACTGTTCTATCTACTAGGCCATCCCCTGAAAGGCCCTCACGATGCCACTCAAGGCCCCTGCGGGCACTCGCACGCATATACGCAGGAGGGTCTAAATCGACCTGCCTAGCTTCCTCGCGGGGCTCCCAAGCGTTGCAATACTGCCCGCCCTCGACATATTCTTCCCACCGCTCACAGAACGCGCGGCCCTCGTCGTCCAAATTTTCTTCATTAAAGAACACGCAATTGCCACAAGCGCGCCCCTCGGGTACATCGTCGGATGTTGCGGGTCGATAGTTGTCCGGCAACTCGCGCTCGGACCGTTCACCTAAATACTCAGACCCCTCCGCCTGGGCAATCGCTAACGCCTGGTCGATAGCGTCCTGTTTCGTCGTGTGACACCCCATCACTTCGCCATCATCTTTAATAGTCGCCCAGCCTGGACAACCCTCTGCTGAATCAGTAATCAAATAAGGCATTATTTCCTCAAAACCAGAACGCCAACATCCAACCCCGAAGGGTCACTCACTGCATAAATAGAATCACCCGCTGGCAGGTAGAAACTCAAGTCATCGCCTGGATCAATGTGTATAGCATTCCCAGTACCCACAGCAGAACTGCCAACAAAAATATATTCATTAGACGATTTCGTCATGTTATGGAGATGCACTTCCTGCGCATTATGGTACGCAGGCACAATCAACGTCGCAGCAGTGCCCAACGTCACGCGGTCAGTGTAAACACTCATTCGGCCTGCTCCTCATCCATCACTTCTTCTGTCACATTGTCCGGCGCTTGAACCTGTACCGATGGCAAACCGGTGTGTGCAATCTCGGGCAGCTCAAGCGCCTCAAGAACCGACGCGGGTTGGAAACCACCAGCAACCAACTGAGTCGCCATCGCAACCTTCTGACTCTGCGAAACCACCTGCGCCTCATTGATAGCAACATTTGCCAAAGGCACCCGCACAGTATCAGCCGCCTCATCGTCAATTGGGCGTAGATCCTCGCGTCGGCGCACATCATTGACACTGAGGAATCCTGCCTGCAAACCAGTGGAATAACCAGTCATTCGGGTAGCGAAATCAGCGCGCAACAGTCCATCTAGGTTGAAGCGTATAAAGGCATTTTCGCCACCAGGGGTCCTAGCCATCAACGGAGTGAGCGCGCCTTCAATTTTTTGCACGATAGGTCGCAGGCCATGTGTCACCCATGCCAGGTTCGTCTGCTCCACAGAAGCATAAGAGTTTGTTCCAGGCACACCTAACAAATGTGGGGGCACGTTAAACGCGCGGGCCACATCCTCCACAGCAAACCGGCGAGCCTCAAGCGCCTGCGACTTCTCCGGATCAGTCTGCACCGGCTTGAAAGTCGCACCGCCAGTCAAAACTCCAGTCTTGTGTCCTTTGCGCCATCCCTTGTGATTGCCACTGAATGACTCGCTCAACTGAGCGGCCTGTTCAGCAGTCAAGTCGCCAGGGTATTCCAAAACACCATTCATGTTTGTGCCCTGGCCAAAAAACGTCGCGGCAAAAGACTCCAAACCTAAAGCAAGGCCCAGGTTTTCTTTCAACGCCTTGACACGATTGACGCCGCGTATCTTTCCGGGGCGCACAAGGTCAGGAATGAAAATAATTTGTTCGCTGGTCAGTGGTCGATCTTCGCCCTCAACGTGGAATACCAGTCGCCCGTTTGATGCTCGGTCAACCTCAACCCGCATTGGATTGAGCGTCATCATGTTGACAATCTGACCCGCATTGTTAGAAAACACGCGGATAAAGGCGTTGCCGTCTAGCAGAAGCGAGGTGATTATTTGTGAATAGAACGCTTCGCGCGGTAGGTCAACGTCTGGCTGTTGCACCCAAACCGGTGACGGGCGAAACGGGAACCGGGCACCATCACGGCGGACAAACACATCGATAGGCAGAGTGCTAATGGTGTCGGCGATAAGAGAAACCGCGCTATAAACTGCGTTTATTTTGAAAGCAGTGTCGGCGTTTACGTTTGTGCCAGACAGGTTACCCATAGCAATATCGTCGCCAGATGCGAACAGCGTTTGATATGAAATCGCGCGGGACTGAAAAAGGTTTTCAAGCATTAGCGGGCCATAGCCAATCCAAATAGAACAGCGAGGACACCGGCAGTCATAAACGCAGCCGGAATGTTAATGAGCGCCACGCCGGTCACGATGAGGCCAGCCCCGGCCACCTGAATAATCGTAGACATTAAACCCCTAGACGAAAAATTGTGGCACTACCGGTTCGATTCTACCCGTTAGCGCCCGGTCAACTGCAATCACCGCTGCCACCGCCGCGTCAATTTTGCGAGGACTGTTCCGCTGATCCTTCACAATACGGACCCCCAGATTGTCTATTTTGGTTACCGCATTCCCAATGTGGCGGGCTAGTAGGCCGTCGCCGTCATGCTCGATGCGCTTCTCCACTACAGCGTCATAGAACTTCGCACACGCCGGGACCATGCGCTTGGGGCTAGTCGAAGGCCACTCCACAATCGGCACACCCCTATCCGCTAGGACCTCCATAGAGCGTTGCCAACGGAAAGGGTCACACGCCACCTCACGCACCTTCGGGTGCGCTTGACAGAAATTAAGAATCGCTTGCTCAACTTCCGCAATGTCCACACGCCAATTATCGTCATGCAAGTTCAGGTCCTTCTCCCACGCCTTCACAAGTGACACCCGGACCGGCTCATCGTCTTTCGGAATAATCGCCGCCACAATCACCGAAGCGTCCCCAGAGAATGAGCCATCAAATCCAAGGATGATTTCGTCGTCCGGTGATATCGTGATATCACTTTCGCACGCCTCCCACGTTCCAGCGGGTAACCATGTTGTGTTGGATGAGGCCCAGAAGTTTGTGCGCTTAGTTCGGAACTCTGCCTCGGGGGTTCGCCGAACAGCGGCCTCAAAATCCGCCACATCGTTCAAATCACCAAAACCAGGGTTCGCCAACCTCCACGTCTCCGGGTCTCGGTGATCCATTTCTTCCGGTGCCTCCCACCACGCCATCCAAAACGCCTCATCCTCGACCTCTTTCCGCGCAACCTTTTTCCCATAGTTGTACAAGTCGAAACACACAGAGTCGCGGCCAGTCGAATCCGTCTTCACCCCCGCAGTTGTAATTGCAACCATGTGCGATTTACCACCACGGGCCGCCATAGACAGAGACATAACATCCCACATCTTCCGATTAGGTTGCGCATGCAATTCGTCAAACCACACCGCGCTAGAGTTCAAACCCTCCGAACTACCAGCCTCCGCACTGAGCACTCGATACACAGAACCCGTCTCTGGAATCTCTATAGCGTCTCGATACAGTTTGGCAATCTTCGACAGGTCCTCATTCCACTCGATAATTTTCTTAGCCTCACCGAACACAATCCTTGCTTGGTCACGGGTGGCCGCTACCGAATAGGTTTCCCCGCCCTCCGGGCCGAATACGAGGTCGAACACCGCCAAGTGCGAAGCCAAGGCAGATTTGCCGTTCTTTCGACTGACTCCTACAAGGCTGGTACGTCGCAGGAATTCACGCTTATCGTTCGTGGCATAGATATTGCGAATAAGGTCACGTTGCCAATCACGCAACACAAGGCGAGACTTTGCCTTACCCGAAACCGAATCCTTAGTGATAACACCCATCACCTCGACGAAGTCGATTGCTAGTTGAGCTAGATTCGATGTCCCCTCAACGTCATGGGTTAACCAACGGGGAGGCCAGCTCACAGATTTGCCGCTCTCGCTCTCAATTCGTCAAGCTTTGACATTGCTTTGACTTCGGCCACACCAAGCTTGGAACGATCTGTCGGGCTAAATCCGAGCAGGGAAAGATTAGAAACTATCTGCCTTTCAAGTTCGCGCAACCCGCGACGCAATCGGGCATCATCATTTTGCATGACTTTGATTCGCAGATTCCATCGCTCGTCAACCATCTCGCACGTCATGACTAGCAACTCGAGGTCGGTCTTGTCGGATATCCAAGTAGCTCCTAGGCCCCACACGCGGTCCCACAATTGCTGGCCGTATTTCAGCAGTGGGCGTGGAGATTCGGGCGCTTCTTCTGCGCGGGGCAAACCAATCACGGCATCCTTATCGGGCAACGCCCGCTTTCCAGGATTGCCCAGCAGGCGCTTCTGTTCAATCGGTTTCGCTGGTCTACCCGCAGGCATCAGAGCTTCACCGCCTTCTCACCAGTAGCAATCTCAAGCCGCTGAACGATTGCGTCACAGTAAGCCGGGTCTAACTCAATACCGATACCGATGCACCCGCTTCGATGAGCTGCCAATAGGGTCGATCCTGAGCCCGCGAACAAGTCAAGTATCACAGAGCCGGGGTCAATCCATCGGTCAATTATCTCGCACAGCATTTCCACCGGCTTTTCGGTTGGGTGCATACGCTTATGACCGTCGTTCTTGTGCGAGGTGAAGTTGGTCCACAGATACCGCAACACGTCTTGCTTGTGCTTAGACTTCGACCAACACATTTCAAATCCAGCACCAACAACAGAATCAGTGTTCGCGTTGCGCTTATCCCAGACAAGCCATGAGCCTTCAAGGTCGTGATTTAGAAGTGACCGCTGATAGTAGTTTGCGCCCCACCAGAATTGCTCTTTACAATCGTCAAACATCTCGCGTAAAGCTTTAGCGTCGAAAGCTTTATTGTCGTTCATAACCGGCTTGTACTTTTTGCCACCGCCAGCAGTCCAATCAGTTTCCAAATCAATCCCGTAGGGCGGGTCTGTCAACAAAGCCGCAGGGTGCTGGAGGTTGGTCAATCTCTGAATGGTCGCAACATCGAACGAGTCGCCACACAGAATGAGGTTTTGACCTATCTGCCACAAGTCACCGAGAACGCTGATTGGTTCTTCCGGCACAGAATAATCATCTTTGGGTGTTTCATAATCCTCACCCTCAACCTTGACAGCCTCGAATCCTAGCGCCTCGATATTGAAGCCGGCCTCATCCAGCTCAAGCAACTGAGCAGACAACACCTCCGGGTTCCACTCCGCCAACTCCGCGCTTCGATTATCCGCAAGCGCAAAAGCCTTCACCTGATCCGCCGTCCAAGACTTCGGAACCCGCACAACATCCACATCAGTCAAGCCAATCAACCGGGCAGCGTCCACCGTCCCATTACCCGCAACGATGACATTCTCATCAGTAACCACAATCGGCTTCCGCTGGCCAAACTGCTTTAGACTTCCAGCGATAGCCGCTAGGTTTGCGTCAGAATGTTTCCGCGCATTAGAAGGGTCAAACGTGAGCTTCTCTATAGGCAACGATTCTATTTTTAAAGGCATACCTACACCCTATCAAAAACAGTTAATTTCGCGG